AATCTTTACAGTATCATAGAGAAGGGTCAAGAAGCAATTGATGGTATTCTTGAACTTGCTCAAGAGAGTGAAATGCCCAGAGCATATGAAGTAGCAGGACAGTTAATTAAGAGTGTTTCTGATGCTACTGATAAGTTGATGGACTTACAGAAAAAGTTAAAAGATGTAGAAGAAGAGAAGCAATCTAAAGGACCATCTACTGTCAACAATTCTCTTTTTGTTGGTTCTACTGCAGAATTAGCAAAAATGCTTAAATCTGTTAATGTTGAAGATAATAAATAAAGTATAGGGAGAGAAATCCCAAAGTACTAGGTTACTCATAACATGTCTGACGACTATAAAAATTTGCCATCGATTGACGACTTTACAGAGAGTTTGGAAGAACTTCCGTCAGTTGCTGATTTACTGGAAGAAGAAGATTTACCATCAGTAGAAAGTTATATAGAGAAAGAAGAGGAAATAGAAGAAGCAACTCAAACTATAGAAGATGCTAATGGAGAAACTTTTGCTGAAGTAAAAGATATAGTTCCTCCTTGGCCTGAATTATTACGTTTAGTCAATGATGTTAAAGAGAGTATCCCTGAGATACCAGAAATAAAGTCATATGATAATGAATTACAAGAACTTCTTACTCATATAGAGCAAGTAAAGGAAAGTATTCCAGAAGTCCCAGAAGTAAGATATTATGAAGATGAGATAGAATCACTTAAGGAGAATATAGAGGGTGTTAGAGCAGATATTCCTAAGTTCCCTAAGTGGGTTAATGAGATAAATGAAGTTCCTGATTTCTCTTGGATTGGGAAAACTTTTAGCGTCATAGATGAAGATTTTGAAAAGGTTAATGATAACTTACATACACTTAAAGATACCTTCAATCAGGATATAGAGAATCTTACTGAGAACTTAGAACTTAAGGATTTTGAAAAGAAAGTTGAGATTAAGGAAGTAAAGGAATATCTACAAGAAACCAAGGATAAAATATATGAAGAGTTGAAAGAAACTGCTCTTAAGATATATGAGCATAGAAATCAGTTTAAAGATGATGATAGAAAGTTAAAGAAGAACGTATTAAGCAAACTGAATGAAGCAAAGCAGAATATTGAGAAAAAAATAGATGAATCTAATAGTAAGTATAGAGATGCTAATAAGGAGATTAAGAATTACTTTAATGGTCTG